GTGATGAAACTGAACAATATATAGGTCAAATCATCAGAAGAAATGGACATGCTGATGATGGAAAAGTACGGATGTGGAGATGTAGTGATGGAGTTGAGATGCACGTTGAAAACCTTTCATCTCAGAACAGTGCTCTTCTTAGTTATCTACAACACAGTACAGATGAAGATCTACAAACATTAACTCTAAACGATTATACCTACGTTACTAATCGTACTAAAACGGTTGCAATGAAAGCATTGTCATCAGGTGATAATGATCTTAGACCTCCAGAGGCTTTTATTGAACTTAAAAAAGTAGCTTATGCTAGTCAATATGCAGTTAATCTATTCGACACTATTGCAACTACAGAAGTTAAAACTGCAACAAGGATTAAGGTTGCTTCATCTTCTTTAAATTCTGATAGTAGTTGTCCTAATGTTGGTACAGAGATTTTTAAAGTTGGAACAGGAGATCAAGATTTAACAACCTCAAAACAATACTTTAAATTTTCTTTATTAGCTGTTGGTCAAAATGCTGAAGATCAGTTTTTTGAGAATGATGAGAATGCAACATATACGTTAGTTTATATACCACCAGCTTGGACAACAAATACTTATTATTCTCAAGGTGATCTTGTATTAGGTGAATCAGATAATTCAAGAATATATAAAAGAACAGGAAGTGCTATTACATCAAGTGGATCAGTACCTAGTCATGACTCAGGAGAATCTGGTGGTTGGACTGTAATCACTTCGACTACTTATTCAGCAACTTCAGATGTAGCTAGTACACAGTTGTATAATGGTCAGCCTTGTATTGAAGTTTCAACTCAGGAGCAAATTAATTCTGCTAGTGCATTAACCCAATTAACAACTGAATTCACTGCTGGTAATGCAAACTTTCCTTTTGAATTAAATGATACAAACTACGATACATCAGGATCATCCATAACTTATAAATGGAAAATTGAAGGCGATTATTCTAATCAGATTAGTAGGATAATACTAAGGAAAACAACTGGAAATAATAATAATGAAAAGTATACTATTGGTGGTAATAATGTTTCATCTGCAGCTGATGGAGCGTTATCAACAAATAGAGGTAAATTAGAGATCACTTCCTATGGGTTTGCTTCACACAATGTATTACCAGCAGGTAGAGCTGATTTATACTTTAGACTTACGACTACTGGTCAAGCTGTACCAGATACCACAGGTGATAACTATAGCTGTAGATATACAACAACTGTAGATCTATTACATGGTGGAAGTGGTTGGGAACCTGGAGATAAAATTCAAATTAGAATGAAAGAAGGGATACATGTTATCGAAGTAGAGGAAACAAGTATTTCTAAAGTACAAGCTAATCTTGGTTTGATTAGACCGACTCCTACTTCCTTTGATACTAAAACAACAGTTACAGCTGAAAGTATTCTAGGTAGTCTAAGGACAGCAATATTAGGTACTAACAATAGTGGCGAGAATACATTATTCCAATGGGATGATGACTCAGCTGATGAAGGTACTAATAACTATAATGGTTACCAAGTTAAACAGGTAGGTAATGGTATTTATATTACTAGACCTTCTAATATACAAAATGGTGTTGAGCAGAATACATTTAATATAAATACTCCTGTAGGTGAATTACTTAATGTTTTAACTGGATCAGTTAAAGATGTAACAGAGTTACCTAATCAATGTAAACATGGATATATAGTTAAGGTAGCTAATAGTGAAGCTGAGGAAGATGATTACTATTTAAAATTCTTTGGAGATAATGATAGAGATGGAACTGGTGTCTGGGAAGAGTGTGTAAAACCTGGAGTAGAGATACAATATGATCCAACTAAACTACCCATACAAATAGTTAGACAAAGCAGCACAACTGCAGATGGTAGTGGTAATACACATACTAATGGTTGGTTTAAAATATCTCAAATAGATTGGGAGAGTGCACTTGTTGGAGATACAGCTGTAGAAGGTACAAACCCTAGAGCTAGTTTTGTAGGTAAAACTATTAACAAGATGATGTTCTGGAGAAACAGACTCATTATGTTGAGTGATGAGAATATCATTATGTCTCAAGCTGGAGAGTTCTATAACTTTTGGGCTAAGACAGCTTTAACCAGTACAGCTACAGATGTTATTGATATATCATGTAGTTCTCAATATCCAGCTATTATCTATGATGGGATAAACACAAATAGTGGACTTGTTTTATTTACTAAAAATCAACAATTCTTACTTAGTACTGATAGCGATATATTAAGTCCTTTAACAGCAAAAGTTAACTCTATATCTTCTTATAATTTCAACCATACTACTAATCCAGTTTCTATTGGTACGACTATTGCATTCTTAGATAATGCTGGTAAATACAGTAGGTTATGGGAAATGGCGCAAGTAGCAAGAGAAGGTGAACCAAGTGTTCTTGATCAAAGTAAAGTCGTTAGTCAGCTATTAAGTAACAACGTCACACAAATATCTAACTCAAAAGAGAATGGTGCTTTATTCTTTAGTGAAAAAGGTACTTCTACTTTATTCGGGTATAGATATTTCTCTGTAGCTGGAGAACGTATTCAACAGGCTTGGTTTACGTGGGAATTACAAGGTACTATTCAAACTCATTGTGTTTTAGATGATGCTTTATATGTAGTTGTCAGAAATAACGCTAAAGATCAGATGCTTAGATTTGATTTAAAGCGTGAAACTACAACAGATCTAATCACGTCTGGTACTGATGAATTTAGAATACATCTAGATAATAGTGAGTCAGTAACGATAGCTGCTAATGCCTATAACTCAACTACTGATAAAACTACGTTTAGTAAGCCAGCTGGATTTGAAGGTAGTGGTCAATTAGCAATCATTGAAGATAACGGAACTAACATAACTAGATATGCAGAAGTAACAGTTAATGGAAGTAACTTAGAGATAACAGGTGATTGGTCAAATGGTACTTATTTCCTTGGATATCTATTTGATATGCAAATAGAGTTTCCAAGATTCTATTTAAAGAAAACAGAAGGAACTAAAACCACTTCAGATACAAGATCATCATTAGTCTTACATCGAGTTAAATTAAACCTTGGTGCATCTGGTTTGTACAAAACTATTTTAAAACGTATAGGAAAACCAGATTATGAAGAATTACATGAGTCACCTTTATCAGATAACTACGATGCTAACGCTGCTGCTTTTTATACAGAGTCTTCAAAAACAATACCTATATATGATCGCAATATAAATACAACACTAATACTTAAATCCACTCATCCATCACCTGCCACACTTCATTCAATGACGTGGGAGGGAGACTGGACAGATAGATATTATAAGAATGTCTAATTACATACACCCCGTTACGTTAGAGGCTGCTAAATATGTAGCCTCTAATCTACGTCCAGAAGACCGTAGAGAGGTCGAAGAGGGACATGGCATAGATCCAACAGAAGCATTGATAGATGCAGTTCAGAAGCCCTCCTGTGTTTACTTCACAGTGCCTAACGGCAAGACTGCTGGAATGGCTGGAGTAGACCCTGGTGGTTTGATCTGGATGCTATGCACACCCGCTATACATGAATATCCACTAACGTTTGCTAGAGAAGCAAAACGTTACGTCGAAAGACAACAAGATAAGTTGCTGTGGAACGTCGTTGATAAACGAAACACTGTCCATTTAAAGCTACTTAAATTCCTTGGATTCAAGTTCCTCCGTGAAGTTGAGTTTGGTCCAAACAAATTATCCTTTATAGAGTTTTGCCGTGTGTTTAGGAGCGCAAGCAAGAGCAGCTAATAAGGCTGCTACAAGACAATATCAATTTGATATTGATCGACGTGAAAGACAATGGATGCAAAATCTAAATGTCTATCAACAAAAACAAGTTCAATATGAATTAAATACAGAAAATGCTGAGTTTGCAGCTCAAGCTCAGTATCAAAAAGCAGAGCGTGAACGTCAGGAAAAAAGAGCTGAAGCTGAACTTCAAACCCAACAAAAATACATTGAAATGCTACAAGATAGCGAGGCTCTTAATGCACTTGCTAAAGGTAGGACAGGTAGATCAGTTGGTAGAGCTGGGGTTTTAGATAAGGCTGCTTATGGTAGAGACCTAGCTGGTATAGCTTTTGCTCTCAAACAAAATGATTATAAATTAAGAGAAGGTACTGCTAAAGCTAGAGGTGCGGCTGATGCGTTTAAGAAAGATGCTTTCGCAAAAGTAGCTTTCCAACCAATACCCGATGTAGCACCACCACAACCTGTTATGCAGAATGTTGGTTATGCAGCATTCATGGATGCGTTATCTATAGCTGGTGCTGTAGGTGGTGCATATGGAGGATTTAAAGCTAGTGATAAACGTTTAAAAGAAAACATCAATAAAATAGGTGAATCTATTTCTGGTTTAAATATTTATAAATTTAACTACATTGGTAAAGCTAAACAATATATTGGAGCTATGGCAGATGAGGTTATCAAGGTCGTACCTCAAGCTGTAATACGTGATAATGATGGTTACTACCGTGTCAACTATAGCTTAATCGACGTTACATTTAAGGAGGTATAACTATGGCATATGGAAACTTAGATTTTTATGAAGCACCTGATTATGCTTCAGAATTAGAAAAACAGTATCAGAAAATTAACCAAGGGTTTGAAAACAGAGAAGAGGCAGAAAGAAGAAACGATGCCACCAGAATTCAACAAGCCGGAATGCCTGTCAAGATGATAGTTGCTGCAGCTAATTTTTCAAAAACTGCTGCACAAGTTCATCAACAAATAAAGGTAGATAGTCAAAAGAAACAAACTCTTTTTGCAGACGATAGTGGTTATAGCCCAGAGGAAGTAGCGTTAGCTAATAAGTTATATAAGAAAGGTAATGAATTATTGCTTAAGGATTATAAGGAAAAATTAGAACAAGCAAAGGAGGCTGAAGCTGACGGAGAGTTATTAGAAGCTACTCGTCTAATGACTAGATCAGAGTATAGAAAAGGTAGATTTGGATTTTTAAAGCAAGGTATTCAGTATAACGATATTGCGAATTTTGATAAAGATTTTCAAGAGGCAAATCCTAATTGGGAGTCTATGAGTAGACAAGAAATGTTTGATGCCACAACAGCATTTCGAGCAGGAAAGGTAGAAGCATATAAGAAGGATGGTGTGCCACAAGCTTTAATTGATTCTTATTCAAATGCATTAACTCAATTTAGAGAAGGCAAGATTAACGAGTCTATACAAGCAGATTTTACTAGAGCAAAAACAAACCTAGAGAAAGAAAACTACCTAAGAGTAGTTGGTGTGTTTAGAGCTACAGATGGTGAAACCTTAAAGTCAGATGTTTTGCAGTTAGTAGATGAATTTAAAGTAGATGAAAAGTTTTCAGGTGGTTTAAAAAGACTTATAGCCTATGTTGCTCAAGCCGTGAGTTCTGGTGAACTTAGCCCAGCTCAGGCACAGAAACTTCCATCTATACTTTTAGAACACTTCGGAAAACAAGGTAAAACAGAAGAGCTAAAAAAAATCCATTCAAAAATCTTTGACGATGCTAGTTGGGATGACGTAATACATGAGGCTCAGAAAAAAAATTTAAGGCAAGAGGAAGAAAAAATAGCATTTAAATCTATAGAAAAGGATATAGAGTATAAGAATTTTGAAGCTGATATTATTAAAGAAACTGGTACTTTCCCTACACGTGCTCAAAAACAAAAGAAGATAGAAGAATTAGGACTTGATGGAACTAACCTTTCGCAAACAATATTAGGTGCAATAACTCAAGAGGATAAAGAGCAAACCCAAGTTGTTGAACGGTTAACAGAAAAGTATGTTAACTCAGAATCAATTCAACTTTCTGATTTAAACGGGATAGTCGATGCTAATGTCTTTGCAACATGGAAATCCAGAGTAGATACATCTAATGAATGGAGCTTAAGCTCAACTGATTCAAGCAAAATCAAAACTGAATTCTTTAAAACTAGGTTAGAAAGTCATCCAGAATTAGCTACATATACAAATAATGATCAAGCTGAGATTTTAAATCTTGCTGAAGGTGATTTAAGAATAATATTTGCTGAAGAATATGGAAATGAACCAAATAGAGCTGTAGCTTTAGAGAAGGCTAAAGCAAGAGTATATACAAAAATTGATAATGGTCACTATAAAAAACTATTAGACCAAGGAATCAGTTATGACAACACCTATTCCAAACAGCTACAAGTAGCAAAGGAGTATGTTGGTCTATTTCCAAATAGTGTATTAACTCAAGTCATACCAGGATCTGAAGATGCTTTAAAAGCTGCTATGGAAAACCCCAATGAGGTACAGCACTTTTATAAGCAAATAATGAGGAATCAGAAAAAAGTTAATGGTAAATATGTAACTGCTAGGGATTTACAAAATGCTCAAGTTGCCATCTCAAAAGGTGGTGAAGTTCCTATGAGTGAATTCGATAAGCAAATATATGAATTAGATAATGGTAAAACTCTTAGGTTATTAAAGTTCCATCCTGATAGAGGTCGAGTCATCAGAGCAAAGATTGAGGCATTTAAGGATGATAAAATCATTGCCTATGATGAAATTGAACATCTACTCCCAGAGACTACAGATATACCACTACTCCAAACACCACAACAAGCACAAGAGGAAGGAATTGCCTCTGGAGATATTCATACATTAGGTGCATTTGAACCAAGAGTAGGTGATTGGAAAGAGTTACCTGGAGCCTTTAGGATTGGATATGCTGTTTACGATGGTGAGAACTGGATATATAGCACTACAAGAAACACAGAAGGTCAGAAATACTCTGGTCCTGTTAACGATTTCATGGATCAAGATGGCTACTACAAACCATTTGACGGTACGAGTGCTGATCTAAGGACTACATTCTTCGGTGGTGATGAACCAATTAATAAAGAAGATGCACCAAGACCAGGAGAATGGTATAAGACAACGGCTAAAGGAACTGAGACACCTTATGTTATTTGGAATGGTAGAGATTGGGTTCCAAGTCCAGTGAAAGGTAAATTCCGTAAAGAGTACGATGGTAATAGAGAATTTGATTTACGTCCACAGGAAAATATTTTAAGCAGAAAGTAAACATTACTAAGGTAATAAAATGAATTCTGGATTCGATCCGAATCTGATTGACACTGATTCTATGCTGTCATCAGCTGAGGATCTAGGTGAACATATTAATGAGGAAGAGCAACGTAACCTTCTAAGGGAGGAGCAAGCTCTACAACAACAACAAGCTCAAGAACAAGCACAATTAGAAGCTGATGACCCTCGTAAACAAGAGGGTGGTGGAGGCTTCAGAGGTGCTGTTAAAGAACTTCAATCTGCTTTTGGAGGTGGTATCCAAGATACTGCATCCTCAGTTGTCACTCTCCCTGAACGTGCATTTGACATGTTTAGTGGAGAGATGGTTGAGGAGGGTAAAACAGATGATGGTTATGGAGCTGAGTGGGATGACTGGTTTGTAAATGATGAAAATCCAATAGAGACAACTACATGGTGGGGAGGTGCTTTAAGAAGCCTTGTTCATTTTGGTACTCTCGCTGCTGCAATTATTCCAGCTGCTAAGGCAGCAGGCGCAGGTGCGTTATTTGGAGGTTTATCTGGAGCTAGTGCAACGCTCGCTAAAGGTGCAGCTATTGGTGCTGCATCAGATACTATTTCTAAATATTCTCAAGATGATAATGGTCTACAGATACTTAGAGATAGATATGGATTTATAGATACTCCTATAACTACCAACGATGAAGATCACCCAGCCATGAAGACATTGAAGAATGTCGTAGAAGGTATGGGTATTGGTGCTCTATTTGATGGAGCTACAATTTTAATTGGTAAAGGTAGGAGAGTTGTAAAGGGTAAAGGTAAAAAACAAACAGTTACTGATGGTGGAAGCGAGGCTTTAGATAAGGCTATTACTAGAGAAGCTAGTGTAAAAGGACAAGTAGTAGAAAAAGCTAGATTAGAAGCCCAAACCTTAAGAGGTTATGGAGCATATAAAAACAAACCTATATCTAGTAAATGGCAAGCTGCACCTACATCAAATGGGAAACCTTATGATGTAAGAAGGCAGTTAGGACGTATTGATAATGAATGGGGTGCAGAGGTAGGTTCTACCGATTCTTTATACACACCTGTTCAACTTGATCGCACAAGTATGTCATCAGGTATGGCAACTGAACAAGTTAAAGAAGTCCTAACAGACTTTATGAGCGATGCTCGCATACAAGATGAGATAGCTAAGGCTAAGGCTGCTGGTAAAACTATTGGTGAAGTCTGGGGTGATTCTCTTGAAAGAGCTAGGAAAGTAATAGAAGGTAGAAATACTTCTGACTTAAGTGCTGAAGAGTTTTGGTCTGAATTTAATTTAGGTAAAGACACGATTCAAGGTATTGATGTTTGGCAGACTGGAGACGTTGTAGCAGGTGATTTAATCATTGGTTCTTTAATAAAAGAGATTAGAGATATGGGTGTGGTTGGTAGAGAATTAATTGATATAGCTGACCTTGCTGATGTAGATGGTCCTGCTAAAGCTTTATACGATAAAATCATTGTTGGTTTAACTCATATAAAACGTGCTAAAGCTGTCAGATCTCAAGACTTTAGAAACCTTGGTGCTGGTAAACAACGAGCTATTAATCAAGTAGTTGATAGCCAAATACAAGAATCCATAGATTCCTTTAGATTAGCTTTCAAGATTGCTGGAGAAAGTGATAATGATGATCTATTTAAAGCAATATTTGAAACAGTATCTATGTCTAATAACATCAGAAACCTTGAGGATTTTGATGCTTATATGAAAGCCAAGATTAGAGGTGGAGATTTTAAAGGTCAGATACAAAGAGGTGTCTTTGCAAAAGAGATGCAAGGTGTGATGATTAATAGCGTATTAAGTGGTCCTAAAACTTCAATCAGAGCCATTCTAGGTACAGGTTCAGCTACTTTCTTACGTCCATTATCAACAGCTTTAGGTGCAACTTTATCTGGTGATAGAGCTACACAAAGAGCTGCTATGGCATCAATGAATGCGATGCTTCAAACTCTACCAGAGGCGTTTACTTTATTTAAAACTAAACTTAACTCTTACTGGGCTGGTGATATAGCAACTATTCAATCACGTTTCTCTGAATATACAAAAGGAGATCAACAGTGGGACATGCTACGCAATTGGACAGAGAATAGTGGTGCAGCAACAGCTGGAGATAAGGCAGCATTTAACATAGCCAATATGGCTAGATCTGCGAATGATAATAAGTTCTTAACTTATTCAACTAAGATCATGGCTGCTACTGATGATGCTTTTGGTCATCTTTTAGTTAGAGCTAAAGCTAGAGAAAAGGCTATGCGTTTAGCTATGGATGAGTTTACCGAAGGTACTATCACAGAGATAACACCTCAATTACTAAAAGATGCAGAGAATAGATTTCTAGGAACTCTTTTAGATGCTGATGGAAACATTGCTGATGCAGCAACTTTACATGCAAAGAAAGAGGCAACCTTAACCACTGATATGAGTGGCTTTGCTAAAGGTCTAAACAAAGTATTTGAAGAAACACCCTGGGCTAAACCTTTCTTTCTATTTGCAAGAACAGGTGTTAATGGTCTAACACTAACGGCAAAACACACACCATTACTAAACTTAGTAGTTGATGAATTCAATCATATAGCTCGCGCTACACCTGATAATTTAGAGTCTGTAGCTAAATACGGTATTACCAATGCTGCTGAGTTAGCTAATGCTAAGGCATTACAAAATGGAAGATTAGCAATAGGTGGTGGGATGATTACTATGGCTAACATTCACTTTATGAATGGTGGTCTAACAGGTAATGGTCCTCCAAACCGTAAACAAAGACAAGCTTGGATTGATTCAGGATGGAAACCTAGAAGTATAAAAATAGGTGATGTATGGGTTGGTTACGACTCTTTAGAACCATTTAACCTCTTACTTTCAAGTGTTGCTGATGTAGGTGATGCTAATAAATTAATGGGTGAAGAATGGACTGAAAACCAGTTTCAAAGGATGGCTATGATTGTTGCTCAAGGGTTAACATCAAAGTCTTACTTAACTGGATTACAGCAATTTACAGAAGTTTTAACTTTCCAAGAGGGTGCACAGAATAGAGTAATTTCAAGTTTATTAAATAACTCAGTACCCTTATCATCATTACGAAATGAGATAGGTAAGGTGTTTAATCCTTATATGAAGGAATTGAATTCTGGTATAGGAGATGCACTAAGAAATAGAAACTTATTTATGGAGGTATTAGCTCCACAAGAGCTTCCTACTAAATTTGACTTGCTTAATGGTCAACCGATAAGAGATTGGGACTTCCCGACTCGTATGTTCAATGCCATAAGTCCTGTTCAATTTAATTTAGACCAAGGTCCAGGTAGAAAGTTATTCTTTGAAAGTAATTACGATAGACGTACATCAACATTCTCCTCACCTACTGGAGTTAACTTGTCTGACTCTCCTAGAGTTAGATCATTATTCCAAAAAGCTATAGGTGATCAAAAAATAGAGGCTCAGTTAGATGCATTAGCTAGAGACCCAAGGATTATTGCTTCTATAAATCAAATGAAGAGTGATAACCGAGGTATAAATAAAGAGCTAGATCCAATGAAAGCTTATTACCACAACGTAAGGATTAAGCAAATAATGGAGAATGCTAGAAAGATTGCTTGGTCAAGAATAAGTGCTAGTGGAGAAGTACAGAAGTTAATAGCAGAACAAAAGTCACTTGAGTTGAGAACAAGTCAATCTCGTAGTCAAACAAGTACTCAAAATCTACTTTCAATTTACAAATAAAAACCACCGTGATATATAACAATCAAATAACATGCCAGCAACATATGATGATCATACAGGGAATGGTAGTAATAAAAACTTTACATATACCTACCCTGTTTTAAAAACTGAAGATGTAAAAGTATCCGTGGATGGTGTTACCCAGACAAGTGGGTACACAGTAAATACAGCTAATACAAGAGTAGAGTTCACTACTGCACCTGCAAACTTAGCTAAGGTAAGAGTATATAGAGAAACAACTGTAGGTAAAACATCTGGTGATGAAGATCCTAAAGCAGTTTTCGCTGCAGGGTCTTCTATTCGGGCTGCAGATCTAAATGCTAATACAGAGCAAGCTCTATTCGGTATTCATGAACTACAAGAAAAGATAATACAAACTGAAGATATAGCTGATAATGCTATTAACAGTTCAAAAATTATAGATGGTAGCATT